GGAGCAGCGCAGTGAGAACAATGCAAAGGCGGTGGACACCCATGTGCCAATGTCAGTGGAAGAGGCGGCGGAATATCTGGGCATTCCCAAGGGAACACTCTACATGAAGCTGTCGGAGGGAAGCATTCCTGCCACTAAGCCCGGCAAACGCTATTGTCTTTATAGAGACGAGCTGGACAAATGGCTGGAATCCTCCCGTAAGAATCCCGTACCCCTGTCCGATGAGGAACTCTGCGAATCCATATCCTCCTCCCACCGCCGCAAGCCCGGTCAACGTAATTGGTAAACGTCATGGAAGAGGACAAGAATTATATCAGTCTGATACATGGCGACCTGACGAGGGCGACCCAAGTGCAGCACGGGATGCCGGACAGCATCGGTGCAATGAGTATCAAGACCGCAAACCGGACGATACTTGAAGCATCGCTGCTGCCCATGCCCCGTGCGCTGTGGGACAGTTTCTGGTATGAGGGGGAACTGTCCTGCCTCTTTGCGGATTCCAATGTGGGCAAGTCCATCCTTGCCGTGCAGATAGCCGACCGTATCGCCCGGACGGACAATGTGCTGTATCTGGACTTTGAACTGTCCGAAAAGCAGTTCCAGCTCCGCTATACCAACGAGCATGGAAAGCCCTACACTTTTCCCGAAAAGCTGTACCGGGTTTCGCTTGACTGCAATTCGTTGCTGGAAGCCGATTTCGAGGAAGCCATCATGGGAGGTATTGAGCAGATGGCTCTGCAAACCGGGTGCAAGATTTTCATCGTTGACAATCTTACCTATTTGTGCTGTGCTATGGAGAAAGGCGATGCGGCAGGACGGCTGATGATACAGCTCAACAACCTCAAAAAGAAATACGGGTTGTCCGTCCTTGTGCTGGCGCATACTCCAAAACGCTCTTTGGACTGCCCCATCACGTCCAACGACCTTGCTGGCAGCAAACGGCTTTACAATTTCTTTGACAGCGTGTTTGCCATCGGAAAGAGTGCGCAGGACGGAGGGCTTCGCTATGTAAAACAGCTCAAAGTCCGATATGGGACATTCTCCCACGATGCGGACAATGTAATCATCTACGAGATTGAAAAGATGGATGCTTTTCTGCAATTTGTGTTCAGGGGCTATTCAACGGAAAAGGAACACTTGAAAAAACTTGGCGACAATGAATCCAGCCAGAGGGATTACCAAATATTACAACTGTCCCAGTCGGGGAAGTCCGTCAGGGAAATAGCCTCACAGGTAAATTGCGGAAAATCCACCGTCAGCCGGATAATCCAGCGCAACAGGAAAGTGGAGGAATCAGCCGCCCCAAGTGTCCCGCTGTCCCAACCCGTAGGAAACGGGACGGTGGGACAATATGGGACAGGTGGGACAACGGAGGAAACAAGGCAGACGGGGCTGTTTATCGGTCAGGAAAGAGAGGAGGACAAGCAATGAAACAGCCTGTACATATCTGTATGAAGGATAACCGCCTTGTTTATCGGAGCGGTAACTTCCAGAGTGTCCCAAGGTGTCCCACTGTCCCGACCCACAGGACGTGGGACAATGGGACAGGACGGGACGGTAATAATTTCATTGAAAAATAGAGGAGGCAAGCAATGGGTAATTATACATTACAGAAATATAAAGGAACGGCAACACGGCATACCTGTCCGAACTGCGGGGACAGGCGTTCTTTCACATACTATGTGGATGAAAGCGGTACGGCCCTGCACCCGTCTGTCGGCAGGTGCCACCACGAAAGCAGTTGCGGGTATCATTACACTCCAAAGGAGTATTTCCATGACCACCCCGAATGCCGTACTGCCAACGGTTTCTCTTTTGACAGGCAAAAGTCGGAACAGAAGTCCGTACAGAAACCACGGCAAGCAGCCATAGGCTACATACCGCCAAAGTATGTGGAGAGGTCGCAAAGCGTGCATAGCAATTTTTTCCGCTTCATTTCATCGCTCCTTGATTCTTATTACGGCAGCAAGGCAAAGGAAGTGTTGAAGAGGTTGCTGGAAGAGTACCGTTTGGGGGCTACCCGTGACGGGGCAGTCATCTTCTGGCAGATAGACCGCACAGGCAGGGTACGCACGGGCAAGGTGATGCAGTACAATCCCAATGACGGACACCGTGTCAAGGACGGACAGGCATCGGCAGTGGACTGGATACACAGCCTGCTTAAAAGGCGGCATGAGCTGGCAGAGGAATGGCAACTGTCCCAATGCCTGTTCGGTGAACACCTGCTGGGCACTTATCCCGATAAGGTCGTGGTCTTGGTGGAATCCGAAAAGAGTGCCGTTATCGGCTCTGCCATCTTCCCCGGTTATGTATGGCTGGCGACAGGCGGCAAGAGCCAGCTGAGAGAGGAAAAGCTCCGTGTGCTGACCGGGCGCACCGTGCTCCTCTTTCCCGATGCGGACGGCTATGCGGAATGGAAACAGCGTGCCGGGAGCATGACCTATTGCAAGACGGTCGTGTCTGACATCATTGAGAAGAATGCCACCCCGGAGCAGAAAGCGGCACATATTGACATAGCCGACTGGATTGTCTTCCAGATACGGGAAAGCAAAATAAATTGTACAGCCGACCACTTGGTCGAGGCGGAAAGAATCCTCTGCCGGATGATAGAAAAGAATCCCGTCCTGCAAAAGCTAATAGATGATTTTGACCTTGTACTGGTCGGTGCATCCCCAATCGGCAACAGCGGTGAAAACCCTCCTTAACGGAGGAGAACGGAAGCCGTAGGCTGTGGGTAACAGACAATGGCTTGCCATTGATATAGCCCATTAGCCAATGTATGCAAAAGAAGGGAAAATAAAAGCGGAGAAAATCTATATAAATGCTGATTATTAGATATTTCCGTAAATCAGATGATTTCTGATACATTCCTTAAAAATCACTATTATTCTTTATTTTTGTTACCTAAAACGATACTCATTTGCGGATTATTTCGTACCTTTGCAGGTGAATATAAGACACTGAAGGACAATGGGAAGAAAAAGGAAATCACTGGTGGAGAAATCCCCGTTCAAGTTACGCCGCCGCAAACTGGCGGACGGACGCATATCCCTGTTCCTCGACCGCAGCGTGGGCGGCGGGCACGAGTACGAGTTCCTGCAACTCTACCTCCTGCCCGAAACCTCTTCTACAGCGAAGCGTCAGAACGCGCGCACGCTCCGGGAGGCGGAAGAAATCTTGCAAGCGAGAACCGAAGCCCTGTTGAATGCAAAAGCCGAGACAGAACTTGCCGGTTCCGGTACGGGGATGCTCCTTTCGGACTGGCTTCAGACCTGTTATGACAACCACGAGAAACGCGGTTTAAGGGACATGGGCAGCATCAGCAACGTGAAAAAGGCTTTGCATATGTTCCGTCCCGACACACGCCTTTCGGATATTGACAGGCAGTTCTGCCTTGACATGATTGACTGGTTCCGCAACACATACAAGCACCGCTTGACAGGGAAACCCATCAGCGCGAGAACCGCAGACACCTATTGCCAGACTTTCCGCACCATGCTCAACGAAGCGGTACGCGAAGGACTCATAGACAAGAACCCGTGGAACAGACTTGAGACCATCGAGAAGATAAAGAAGCCGGAAAGCAAGCGTGAATATCTGACTATTGACGAGATACGGAGCATGATTACCACGGACTGCCCCAACGAACTTGTGAAGAGGGCTTATCTGTTCTCCTGTTTTACAGGTCTTCGCATCAGCGATATCAGAAACCTCAAATGGGGTGATGTTTATACCGAGAACGGGCAGACATTCGTTTCGGTCGTGATGAAGAAGACCACCAAGCCGTTATACATTCCCCTGTCAGGACAGGCATTGAAATGGATGCCCGAAAAAGGAGATAGCACCTTTGATGATTATGTGTTCGGCAACCTCGTCAATTACGGTAACGTGAACGAGAACCTGAAAAAGTGGGCGGAGGCGGCAGGAATCAGGAAGCATATCTCCTATCATACAAGCAGGCACTCCTTCGCAACGATGATGCTCACCCTCGGAGCGGACTTGTACACCGTGTCGAAACTGCTGGGACACAGCTCGGTCAAGCACACCCAGATATACGCGAGGATAATCGACCGGAAGAAGGACGAGGCGGTGAACCTTGCGGATTCCGTATTCTGAAATCATAAATCGTAATACCTTATTATATTATTATATATGGCGGCAAACGGCAAAAAGACAAAACTGAAGGAACCGGTGAAGGTGCGCACCAAGAAACTTGCGGACGGTTCCGAGTCATACTATCTTGACATCTATGTGGACGGCAAGAGGCAGTACGAGTTCCTTAAGCTCTACCGCCTTCCCGAAATCAATGCCCGTGTCAAGGAACAGAACAGGGCCACACTGGCGGCTGTGGAGACCATCAAGTCAAAACGGATAATCGAACTGACCAACAACAAGGCCGGACTGAAGAACACATCAGGCAGGTCAAAGATGCTGCTGTCGGACTGGATGCGGACATTCTATGAGGAACAAAAACGCAGAGGTGTGAGAGGCGTGAAACTGTTGGGTACGGTGTCTAACCTTGTTTCTACTTATATAGGAAAGAACAAGGTGCGCATGGGTGACATCGACAAGAACTTCTGTGTTGCCTTCATCCGCTGGCTCCAGTCCGAATACAAGACCACGTGGGGCAATCCGCTGAGTCCGAAAAGCATGTCGGATTATGTCGGCTACTTCAGCACGGCATTGAACGCGGCGGTCAGGGCTGACATCATTCCCGAAAACCCGTTCATGTCGCTTACCCCGACCGAGCGCATCAAGGTGCCGGAGAGCAAGCGTGAGTTCCTTACCGTGGACGAGATAAAGACCCTTATAGCGACGGAATGTCCGAGGGAGGATGTGAAACGTGCTTATCTTTTCGCCTGCTATTGTGGTCTGAGGCTCAGTGACATTTACGCACTCCGCTGGCGTGACTTGTCCAAAGATGGGGAACAGTGGCGCGCGTCTGTCGTGATGCAGAAAACCACGACCCCGATATTCCTTCCCCTTTCCTCGCAGGCGATGAAATGGATTCCTGAACGTGGCGATGCCCCGGATGACGGCAAGGTGTTTGACGGGCTGATTGCCGAACCCAACATAAACAAGGTACTGGCAAAGTGGGTGAAAGCGGCCGGTATCACCAAGAAAATCACCTACCACACGTCGAGGCACAGCTTCGCAACGATGATGCTGACATTGGGCGCAGACCTTTATACCACGAGCAAGCTGCTCGGCCACTCCAACGTGAAAACGACCCAGATATACGCTAAAATCGTTGACAGCAAGAAGGTTGAAGCTGTCAATCTGGTCGATGGCGTATTTGACTGATATACTGAGTTTCTACCTTATAATACAATTTGTTTGGTGATAAAGTAGCAACTCAGTATACAAATATATTCTGAGATATTACCTTATCTTATGAAATTTCACCGATAAGGTAAAAAGTCAGCATAAAACATTCTTTTTTACGATTAAAAATCAGTACCTTTGCAAAATCAATGGAAAAGTTATGCAAGATAGACTGATATCCCGAAACAGAGAGTGTGAAGAACTGCAGCGGTGCTTGGATTCCGACAGATCTGAGTTTGTAATCGTCAGCGGTCGCCGACGTATCGGCAAGACATATCTTATAGACAAGAGATCGGAAGAGCGTCGTGTAGGG